AGATGAGGTTCTGCTGAAGTATCAAGAGCCGCCTGACTTCATCACAGGATAACCATGACGATCAATCCGTACTTTCGCAGAAACAAGCAAGGGGAACAGAGTCTCTTGCAGTCTCTCACGACCGAGGCTATTAAGATCCACGGTCATGAGATGGTATACATTCCGCGAGAGAAAGTAACGGAAGACCTTATCCTCGGAGAAGAGGTTTCGGAGTTCAAGGATGCAAATCGCATAGAGATGTACCTTGAAGGTGCCGACTATGAAGGAGAACAGGAGATGTCGCGGTTTGGGCTTGATGTTCGTGAGAGTGCCACATTCATTGTGTCCAAGCAGCGTTTTCTTGATGTGATGGGACACAACGAAGAGATTCGGAAGAACGGTCGTCCACGAGAAGGAGATATTATCTATTTTGACTATCCGTTCTCCATGTTTGAAATCAAGTTTGTGGAACATGACAACCCGTTCTATCCAGCGGGTAGCAGATATTCGTTCCGCTTGAGTTGTGAGGCATTCAAGTATTCAAACGAGAAAATCGACACAGGCGAAAGCGAGATGGATGGGGTCATGGAAATCACCTCCTCTTATCTTGTTGGACTCACTCTCGGAAGTGGATCTGGAACCTATGCGGAAGGCGAAGAGGTATTCACGGGTCTGTCTTCTGATAAGAAGGCTTTTGGTGCTGTGAACAGATTCATTGTTCCGCTTGCAGGAAGCAAGTATGCGTACATCAATCGTCAGGATGGAATTTTCCAAGTGGGAGATGTTCTCACTGGCGCCGCGAGCGGAGCCACTTACGCCATTGCAGGAGTTTACGAAACCACCATTCGTGCAACTCACAAGGATCAGCAAGACAACGATCAGTTGGAGTTCGAAAAGAATCGTGACGATATCTTCGACTTCACAGAAGAAGATCCGTTCTCCGAGGGAACCTACTGATGTTCACCAATTTCTACAATGGTTCCATACGCCGAATGGTTGTGGCTTTCGGGTCATTATTTGACCAAATCTACATTGACAAAGTAGAGAGTGATGGCACGAAAACTCTGCTCGTACCTATTGCGTATGCTCCAAAAGAAAAGTATAAGGTGCGGCTGTACGGTGACCCGCAAAACCAAAACCCAAATCAGATAACACTGCCTCGCATGGCTTTTGAGATCACTGGCTATGCTTACGATTCCACTCGAAAGCGCAACAGTCTGACCAGAAAGGTTGTTCGTCCCACCACAAACAATCCTAGTGGAGTGGACTTCACCTATGCCGAAGTTCCGTACAACATTGATTTCGGTTTGTATATCTACACCCGAAACATGGAGGACGGGCTGCGGATAATTGAGCAGATCATTCCGTACTTCTCCCCTGAATTCCTTGTCAGCATCAACTTTGACGATATAAACCGAAGCGTGGATGTTCCTATTTTCTTGAATTCGGTTTCTTCTGAAGAGGACTACGAGGGGGACTTCACAACAAGACGATCTATTATTTTCACTCTGAACTTCACTATGAAGACCTATCTGTTCGGGGCGAAGAAAAACTACAAAGAGATTCGTTTTGTTCAGGCTGGATTGTGGAATGGCGATGTGTTCGACAGTGATTTTGTTGGTGGCATCACCTATCTGCCTGGCAACACGACGGACACACCAAACTACGGAAATGTGAATGTTGGAATTTCTGGACCGAGTGGAGCGAGTTCAAATGCAAACATTTACTCGCCGTATGCTCGCATATATCAGAATGATCCTGATGCAGGAGGCAGTACATATTCGGATGCAATGTCATCTCCTGTGGCTGGATTGACCGTTGATTGGAATATTTGAGGAGTAGACTATGAGTGGATTTGACCATATTGAAAAGGCTCTCGGAGCAGAGCCAGCAAAACCGTTGACTGGTGAAGGCATTCCGAAGAATGCCATCGTGGTAAGCGTAGAGCCTGTTCCGCTCACGGACGAGCGACTTGAGAAAGACCTGAAGACCGACTACGAGGTTGTTCGTGACAACCTGAAAGAACTCGTAGACATGGGCAAGAATGCCCTTGATGGTGTCATTCAGGTGGCACAAGAGGGCGATCAGCCCCGTGCATATGAAGTTGTCGCTCAACTCATCAAGACACTTGCGGAAACGAACCGCGAACTCATGGATCTCCACAATCGCGTGAAGACCATTCGCAAGATTGATCAGAGTGTCACGAACAACAACACAACAACGAATCAGTCCATCTATGTGGGTTCCACAAAGGAACTACAGGACATCATCAACTCTGCCCGTTCTTCTACGAAGGCGTTTGACAATCGCCCCGATGTTCGTGATGTGATCCAAGGTGACAAGAACAATGAGTAAGAAAAGTACCAAGTACCTCGGCAACTCAAACCTCAAGGCGGCAGGCGTAAATGTAAACTTCTCTCCCGAGCAGATTGAAGAATACATCAAGTGCGCCCAAGATCCGCTGTACTTCATCAAGAACTATGTGAAGATTGTGTCCCTTGACAAGGGCTTGGTGCCGTTTGAGCCGTATGACTATCAGGAGAACATGATCCGCACCATTCACGAAAACCGCTTCGTGATCGGCAAACTGCCCCGCCAGACAGGTAAATCCACCACGATCATCGCGTATCTGCTCCACTATGTTCTGTTCAATCAGAGCATGAGCGTTGCTATTCTTGCAAACAAACTGAATACAGCCCGCGAACTGCTTGGGCGATTGCAGTTGGCATACGAGTATCTGCCCATGTGGTTGCAGCAGGGCGTGGTGGAGTGGAACAAGGGTTCCATCGTGTTGGAGAACGGCTCCAAGATTCTTGCATCCGCTACTTCATCGTCTGCGGTGCGTGGTGGATCGTTCAACTACATCTTCCTTGACGAGTTTGCGTATGTGCCGCAGAATGTCGCGGAAGAGTTCTTCTCGTCTGTGTACCCCACGATCACTAGCGGTCAAAGCACGAAGGTCACGATCATTTCAACGCCGAAAGGCTTGAATATGTTCTATCGCTTCTGGGTGAACGCAAACAAGAAGACAGGAGAAGAGGGTAAGAACGAGTATGTGCCGATGGAGGTGCATTGGAGCGATGTGCCTGGTCGTGACGATGCGTGGAAAAAGCAAACCATCGCCAACACCTCCGAAGAGCAGTTCCGCACCGAGTTTGAGTGTGAGTTTCTTGGCTCCATGCACACTCTTGTGCATCCCGAAAAACTCAAGTGCATGGTGTACCGCACTCCTGAATATTGGAACAACGAAGGGCTGCGGGTGTATCAGAAGCCCATCCCCGATCACAAGTACATCACAATCGTGGACACGGCGCGAGGACAGGGACTAGACTACCACGCCTATTCCGTGATTGATGTGTCTGCCATGCCGTATCGGGTGGTGGCAACATTTCGCAACAACGAGATGCCGCCCATGCTTTATCCCAATGCCATCTATCCCATACTGCGGCAGTACAACAATGCGTACTGTCTGATTGAAGTAAACGACATCGGTGGTCAGGTTGCAGACATCCTGCACGATGAACTAGAATACGACAATGTGATCTATGTGTCCATGCAGGGGCGCAAGGGTCAGGTGGTGAATGGTGGCTTCGGCGGCAAGGGGTCTTCCATGAAGGGTGTCAAGACCTCCACGGCTGTAAAGCGCATCGGCTGCTCCATTCTCAAGAATCTGGTTGAAGACACCAAACTTATTGTGGAAGACTTCAACACGGTGGACGAGTTCTGCTCGTTTGTTGCGAAGGGCGACTCGTTTGAAGCGGAAGACAACCACCACGATGACTTGGTGATGACTCTGGTGCTGTTTGGATGGCTCACCACACAGGCATATTTCAAACAGATCACGGGCAGCGACATTCGCAAAGACCTGTATGAAGACCAAATGAAGGCACTGGAAGAGGAGATGACCCCGTTTGGTTTCGTAGATGATGGTAGTCCTTCTTCCACATTTACAGACAGTAATGGCACCGCCTGGCGGCTAGGGGCAGGCGAAAACCTAGATATGGGGTGGAATTTCTGACCCACTTCGTGAACCCTTCAAAATAATACATACAAGCAGAAGCGCAGTCATGCAGAATTGACTTCTTCACGAAGGAGAACTACAAATGGCATTTAGAGTAAGCCCTGGCGTAAGCATTAAAGAGGTTGACCTGACCACGATTGTCCCCGCAGTTGCCACCACACCTGGTGGTTTCGCGGGTTACTTCCACTGGGGTCCAGTGGACGAGATCGTTACGGTCACCCAAGAAACCGAACTTGCAAATATTTTCGGTAAGCCACAGAACGACAACTTCGTGGACTTCTTTACTCCTGCGAACTTCCTGTCATACGGCAACAACTGCCAGGTCGTGCGCGTGGTTGGATCTGCGGCAAGAAACGCCACGGTAACAAAGGCTGGTGCAACAGGCGTTGTTGCGTTGGTGATCACCAATGAAACAAATTTCGGTGCTAGCGCAGGACTTTCCGCTTCAACTCCCGCCACAAACGGTGTGGTTTTTGCATCAAAGTATCCAGGCGCACTCGGCAACAGCCTGAAGGTTGTTCTGACCAACGGAACAGGAACCACAGGCGCATCGCTTG